GTTAGGACTGAGGTCACTTGGCGGCCAACCCAGAACAACTTCAATCATTTTCTAACTCCGTTATTGCTTCTGTTATTCGGTCAAAATTAACCTTGTAAAATCTTTTGTCTAAATTTTCAAACCAAAATTGCCTATCAAGTTCTGCCAGTTGGCATTGATACTTTGCAATTTTTAAAAGTGTTTGTTCTTTCATTGTGTTTTGCTCCATAGTTTAATTAATAATTCTAGTTCTTTAATGCGAACCTTTGCTGCTGCTATCTTTTGTTGACTTGTCATAAATTTCTCCTGTAAGATTCCCAATCAAAACCTATCACCTTACCTCCGTTCTCACGCAACCTATCGGTTACACGTTCACCAAGATAATCTGATAGCTGTTCCTTCGGAATGTTTGATAATAAAATTGATGGCTTTCTATTTTCATAGCGTGTGTTTAGTACATCAAACAATACTTGTTTCTCAAACTCTGACCCAAACTGTACTCCCACCTCATCCAGTACAAGCAAATCAGGTGATGCAAATACATTTACTACCTGACTTTCTGTCTCTTCTTTTGTATGCCAACTATCTTTAACCCTTCTGATTAGACGTTGCACGGTGACAAATAATGCTGACCGTTGTTGTTGCATGATGCTCAACGCAATGCCGATAGCAAGATGAGTTTTGCCAGTACCCACTTTGCCTACAAAGATTGCACTCCGTCCTTCTCTTAAAACTAAATCAAAATTTTCTGCATACTCTGTTGCAAATGCTAATGCCTTCTGTTGACCACTAGTTTTTGCCACATAACTTTCCAATGTTCGATCTTTAAATCGCTCTGGAATTGCTGCACCATTTATTTTTGCCATCCATCTACGTCTTTCTCGCTCTAATTTTTCTTGTCTAAATTTTTCTTCTTCTTCCTTTTCAACTTCTTTTCTTTTTATAGCCATGCATTCTGGACACTCTGTCCAGTAGTCATGAATATAGTTTGTTGAAGTATATGCACCATGCTCTGAACAATTGCGTTTTTTAGTTGGCCTTTTTTGATTCAAAACTTTTTGTAAACTCATATCTCTTGCTCCCCTTCACCGTAGCTAGTAGTAGCAAAAGACTTTTGTTTGTCTGCTACCCAATCGCTTTTAAAACTTTGCCATCCTCTTGCTTGGCACATAACCAATGCATCCTCCAAACTAATAGAAGTTTTCTTTACTTCATTCTTTATACCTTTTAAAGCAGTTTCTGTTAATGGTGCTTTCTTGTTTTTTCTATGTACCAAGAAATCATCCCATGTTTTTTTACTTACATTACGAGGACGCTTTAGCGTCTTATTATTATATGTTTCTTGTTTATTGTTTATTGTTTCTTGTTTCTTGTTTGGTTGAACCACTGTTGAACTAGCGTTAGACCTAGCAAGAGCAGATGCTTTACCTGCTCTAATTGCTGACTGCACCTTGCTTTGATACTTTTCTATCTCTTCATCAGCCCTTGGATTAATCCATCCTTTGCCAACTTCTAATTTAAAAAATTCTTCCAAAACAGTTTGCACTTCTAACACATTATCCTTCATGTTGATCTTGCGTGCAACACAGGCTACATCCTCGTTCAACGTCCGTTCATGTAAGTAGTAATGATCCAGCAACCTGCGGTAAGCAAGGTCTTCCATGTTAGTCAGGTGCTGGGTATGGCTTATGTAATCGCCAATGTTAAAGGAATAAAAATGCATTATTCCTCTTTGTTGTATTTTTCTAGCAGATCATTAGCTGCTTGTTCTACATCCTTACCTTCCATACCAATTGAATCTCTTAATCTTGATAGAGAATCTTTTGGTTCTGAAGGAGTGACGTTCACTGCCTGTTGGAAATTAGGTTCGTCATCTACTGTCACAACAGAATTGATCGCATCATTTTTTGGTAGTCGTTTTGCAATTCTATGAATAACAGTTTTCTTTGCCATCTGGTCAAACCATTTTACCCAAGGACTATGAGGTGATGAACTGGCTTTTGATACCTGACGGCATTGGTTTATCTGATCCATGTTCATTACTTCGTAATACTCACCATCATTAGTTGTTATCGCAACAGCATAAACACACATTGGTTTGCCCCTGTCACCAACTATTAATGGCTTGTGGGTAATCTTTGGTGCAGTTCCTAGTTCGTAATCAAAGAAATCATTTTCGTATACAACTTCAGCAGAAATAGTTTTAATTAATCCGCTGTTATGTAAGACCTTAATGATTCCCTCGACCATAGGAATGTATTGAACCGACTGTCCATACTGAACTGCTGCTGCTTCCCTGCCATCCAAATACAAACCATCTTGTGCTGCCTTCATAAAGGTTTGCATCAAACTTTGTTTGTCTGCTTGTAGCAATCTTGGGTTTTTGTTTAGCGTTAACTTAGCAACACTAATAAATTTATTTACATCCATTTGCCTTGGCAAAGCTTCAGTAAATTTTTCTGCCATTTTTTCTAGCGTTCCTTGCATTTGTACAAGTGGTGTGATTGATGAGGTCATGATTTAAATTCCTTTTGGTTGATTGAAACGAAACATACGATAACTTTTGCGAGGGTTGATGTATGTACCGACCATTTCTGGTGTGATTAGTTTGCCTTTGCTGGCCTTGGACATAGAACAAGAAACTGTTCCGTAGTTAGAAATAATTTTGGATGCACCTCCGCTTTTATTTAAAATTTCTGCTTTGATTGCATCCTTTGTTTTGCCTAACAAATGATATTCCTTGTTGATTGAGTTGTACTCATCTACTAGTTTGTCCATGTCTTCATCTGACTTAAGAACTAAACCATCGTCTGCTTGGTTACATAAATTTTTCATTATGAACTGTGAGTCTTTGGTGTAGTCAATGTCAGGAACAACACCTAACTTAATTTTTTCCCAAAAATTTTGTACTTTATCAGTTAAAAGTTTGCCAATCCTTGGATCTCTTTTACTGCGAACAACTTTCATTGTGTTGCCACCAACAAGTGCAACTATGTAGCCAACATCAAATCCAGTAATTTCTAACTGATGCTGTAGTTGCAAAGCAATATGTTCTGGCGGTTCGATGTTGTGTTCATCATGTTCAATCCAGTTCTTGCGATATGCCAACCCATCCACATTTTTAATTTCTAATATGGCAGGTTCTTTTTCGCTTGTAATTTTGTAATCAAAAGAACTACCCATCCTTGTATCTGGGTTACGCATATAAACATCAAAAGGTTCAACTGATAGCTTGTTGCGTTCTGCAAACTCCAGTGCAATTGAATCTTCTAAACGTCTGCCCCATGCCATGCGTTCATTGTCATCAATGTTGATAACTACCTTATCTTTTTTCTGATGATAAAGTTCAAACTCTGTTTGGTATGGGTTTAGATCAAACAATGCTGATACCTCAGTTGAGGTGACATCTAGCAAACGATTTTCTAACCACGATTGCTTATCGGTAATCGGGTATTCAACAGCGGTCATAGTTTTAGTTCTCCTTGTTTTTGGATTTTAGGTAAAGAATAAACAGCTATCTTTTTGCCGTTCTTCATTTTTTTCATTTCCATTTGAATGTTATGACCTGCTTCCTTAAGATCATTAATTCTGGCAGCAAGTCTAAAGCAATGGAAAAGCTCAAGAGCTTCGATGGCAGTTAGTGAGCCGTAGTTCTCTAGGTGGTAGAGAACCTTGGCACTTTGTGATGTTGTCTGTTTCATAGGTCAGGAGTTTGTTGAAATTTGACGTACTCTTCATCTGGCACAACTTCCATTTTCCATTTGCCAGTAACTGCATAATTACCACCATGTTTCCAAGTAGGATCTTCTTTCTCATATTCGTAATCAGAAAGTTGATACTGCTTTTCTTCTTCAATGCAACCTGATGCTTTTTTTATTTTTGAACCTTCCGTATTTGGTGTCCAAGGCCAAACAGTATTATCAATAGATCTTCCAATCTCTTGTAATCTTTCACGAACTGAGTATTCGCTGTTGGCATAAAATTCAACTTTAATTTTTCTCATTTGTCTAATTGGTTAAGGTGGTCTAACTCGCATTCGAGTCTTAGTTCT